GTCTACATTAAACTTGCCGTTTTCATCTGGCGTAATTGGAAACGCCAGTTGAAGCGGGCTCTCAAAAATGTTACCATTATCCATAGTTAGTTTCCTCCTTGTATATAAATATAAAACATAATCTAGGATCACGTTTATAATATATACTTTTAGAAGAATTTAGGCTTAGGTTTTACATATATCATATAGTTTGAGAATCTAGTGATACCAGTATATATTAGATTAGACATAATATCCCTATGTAGGAACTCTTCCATAAAGATACCATGGCTATATTGAGAACCTTGAGATAAATGTGTCGTAATAGCATAGGCTAATTCGAACTTATCTGCTTTATTATAAGGGCTTCGTTTAAGAAATTCTTTCTGGTCTTGAGGGGCTCTATAGTATTGAAGATCCATCTTAATCTGACTGAATAGATTATTACCATCGTCTAGGAAATCTATAGTCATTTCTTTTAGATCTTTCCTAATAGAGGTTATATCAGGATGGTTTCTAACTATCCCTCTAAGACCATTAACTAGATTGATACCATTAACTTCAATACTCCAGTTATTCTTACGACAGATTAATGGTTCATTGAATGTAGGATACTGAGTTCTAATCTTTAAGATATCATTTCTCATAAGATTATTAACATACTCTCTAGTCTTATTTTTACAGCATAAGATAACGTCAGCATATAATGCCATCTGATCTGTAAGTTCATCTTCTGGTATTACTATAGCATTATTATAAAAACCAAAGTGTATTGGTAACCCTTTGATAGCTCTATCTGCTAGATATACAATACCAGATTGCTCTGCTTGCCTCATAATTTGGTCTAATCTATAGACCTTACCCGATACTAGGTATCCTGGATCATCTCCTACAGGTGGTAACTGATTAAGGTCTCCACAGGCTATGATCTTGATACCGAATGATTCTATGTCTTCTACCATAGATCTTGGAGTCATAGATGCTTCATCTATGATTATTAATTTAATGTCATGAAGACGTTCTCTCTTAACCCATTTAAGAGTAGTCTTAGGTTTATTAAAGTACGTATCCATAACAGGTTTACCATTCTCATCTAACATAATAGCCTCAGATGGCTCATATATAGATGAATGAATAGTCTTAGCATTAGTCATACCACGATTACGCATTACTATAGCCGCTGTACCAGTATAGCTCATTGGCAGTATCGAATCATATGGTATATTTAATCGTTTTATTATCTCATTTAATACGACAGTCTTACCTGTACCAGCGGCACCAGTATATTGAAACACTAATTCAGATGAATTTTTATACCAATTTACTGCGGCTGATACAACTGCTTCTTGACCTGGGTTTAAAGTAAATCCCATAATCATTATCTCCTTTTACGTTTCTTAGTTTCTATCTCTGGTGGATAGTCTATAGCTTCGTAACTGAATCTTGCTTCACCAAATAACATGAAATCTATAATCTCCATATATTGTAAAGAAGAGTTATAGTATTTTCTTGTAGTGAATTGTGTACCATCTGACATCATTACGTGTAATTGACTACGTGGATCATTAGCTGGACCAAATACTTTGAAGTAGTTGGATAGATAATAGCTATTATCGTCCCACTCATCAATAAAGATATCAAATAGGAACTTCATAATATTCTTATTATTAACTGGGTCAAACATAATAGAATCACCATAAGCACTTTCATAGTAGTCTACTGGCATTCTAAGATATTTACCTTTATAGTCTAGATCTCTAAGATCTCCTTCACTATCTGGAATACAGATATTACGTGAATAGAAGTCTTTCTCTAAACCAAGTTTACTTATTAGAGCGTTAGTGACACCAATTACATTGGCATCCCACATACACATTAATGCGTTTTCCATTTCAAGTATTCCTCGTACCCCAAAACATTATAGTATATAAGAATTGAGGTGTAATAAACATGGATGATAAATATAATTCTGATTCTGGATTAGGATTTACCGAAGTTGGTATCCTTACTTCTGTATGTAATAAATATGAGCCTGGATATCAAACGTTTTATGTGCAAGCACTTAATCCGATGAATATGAAGTCTCCTATTAAAACTACAACTAAAGTTCAAAACCCAAATATCATTAATAAGGAAAAGTTCTCTACTGGCAAAGTTCAAACAGGTTCCAATATCCTAATTGAGATGCCTAAAGAGGTTGCTAGAAACTTTCCTACTAAATTCATACCTCCTGGGACTAGATTTACTATAGCATTCCTTGGTGGTGATATAAATAAACCAGTTGTTACAGGAAGGGACTACGATGGCTACGAAGACAACGCTAAATAGTATTAAAGCATTCATCAACACCAAGCCAATCATAAGTACTGACTACTCAAATATGTCCTTCATTGAAGAACGTGAGCGTATTCAGTTTGCTGTTGGTAATATAGTCACTGATGACTATTTCCCTGAATTGAAAGCTAAATGCGTTAAAGTCCATCTTGATGATAAAGAGATTCAGAAGTATAAATATAGACCTAAACTATTAGCATACGATGTGTATGATAATGCTGAGCTATATTATATCATTCTTAGAATCAATGATCTTTATAATGTCAAAGACTTTAACATCAGTAAGAAGTATATCTATCTATTACCTAAGAAAGATCTTAAAGCTTTCCTAGCTGATATCTATACTTTCAGTAATGATAATATACTTACATTTAATTCAAATCATAAAATTAAGAATGTATAACCAAAGGTCTAGGCTCATTGTAGTCTAGACCGCTATTTATTCCAAGTGAACTCTATAACGTCATCCATTAACGCTGAAGTACAGCCTGAAATGTCTTCTTGGTCATTATATAGAAGGGCATCCGTATAAACTATCCTTGGAGTACCATCTTCTAAGTCATCCATATTAAAATCTCTAACTACATTAGCTGCACCCTGAATCTCTTCAGGTGGTGTAACTCCAAATTGTGTGTAAGTATAGAGTTTCTCGGCATCAGTAAACTCATTAAACATTCTTAAACCAGTCTTAAGCACGATCTTGGTATCATCGAAGTTAGCTCCTCGATTATATGGATCTGCTTCATAACACTCTTCAAGTTCTTTAATGAATTCTGGACTGACACCATATGCATCAGATTTCTTCTTAACTGTATCTGATTCTTTAATCTCTACAGGTTTATCATTACCTAATAAAGAACCCCAACTACCGCTATTACTTTCATTATTAGCAGTCTTAAGTTCATTCAATGATAGTTTAGATAATGGTTCAGCTAAGTGAATATCCTGTAAGAGTTCTAAAGGTCTTTCTTTAGAATAAGGTAAATAGAAGAATTGAGCTGATTGAGTTTTGAAACGTTTCTTAGCATTTGCCATACCAAGATATCTTCTACCATCAGCACCATCTTCTGGTACTAAGATAAATGCAGAGTCAGCATTTTCTGTAATCAAAGTAGACTCACCGATATTAGCTCGACCTACTTTACGTACTAAATCTGCTTCAGTAGATTTACGACCTTCATCAATTATCTTAGCAGCATCACGGTTCAATTGAGATGCAGTGATAACTGGAATATGTTTAGCAATAGCAAATTCTTTGAATTCATCTACTACTGCACCAAGAGCTATACGCATATCACCACCCATGAGTTTAAAATCACGAGGTCTAATACGTTTAATATAGTCTTGTACTAAACAAACGACTTCCTGTCCATTAGCAGACATTTCATCATAGATTGTATATAAGTAATCTGTATCTACAGAATTACTTGGTACATATCTAAATTCAATATCAATAGGTGAATCATTAGTTACTCCTAAGCCATTTTGCCTAAGAAGCTGCATTATTTCTTTATAGCCACCAAATTCACTAATGTCATCATCTGATACCAAGATACTAAATACACGTTCCAATGTTTCGTTCAACGTGTTTTCCATTGTTAAGAATAGAATGGTTGGACGTTTAGTTGGATCTTTTGTAGTTATATCTTTATTATTACCTTTGATTTGAAGTGTTAGATTTAATAGTGTACTAGATTTACCTTCACCTGGTAAGCCTAGATAAATATAACAACGATCATTCTCAAAGCCACCATTCAAGGATCTATTGATTGCTTGAATGCCTGTTTTTAATTTTGTAGAACCATCAAGAGATCGATTATACATATGAGCTACTGTAGCTTCGAATTGCTCATCATTAGATAATGATAGAGATTCTGATACACTAGTTACACTTACATTCTCTTTGATCTTTCTGTTGACCTCAACAATTTGCTTTTGTACACCTTGGATGATTTTGAACTTATCAGCTTCATCAGATGTAACGAAGTCACCATATTCATGATAGATATTAGACATAATAGATTGAGTATAGAAAGAGTTTCTATGAGACCCAATATTATGCTCAATGAATGCTATCTCATTAGCACCCAATGGTTCTTCTAATTTCTTTAACGGAAATAAGTTTTTCTCATCTAACCCCTGTAATGCTGCTTGAAGAAGGATATCTCTATTTTCATATCCTTTAAGTCTAGCATCTACTAGTTGTCTTAAGAACTGGTAGGTGTTCTTTTCACGAACTTGCTCTACACTAAAATTCTTACCAGGGTCTACCATTGTAAGTAGTTCCCTTAGATCTGTTAATACACCCCTGTTTGAGGTATGTATGGTCTTTAAGATATAATTTGCATATAAGATCATTGACGATAGCGGTAATACGTATCCGCCACCTATATCTTTCTTAGCCATCTTCAATCCTCACTTTACATAATTGATCACTCCTTCAAAAGTTCAATTAGTTCTTCAGGAGTGATGTAAGTAAATCCCTTACTATCGTTAATATATCTACTTAGAATATCAAACTCAGTAAGGCTCTTGTCCGTAATATAATCATATTCCCTACATTGCTCAAGTACTTCTTGAGATTGTCGTCTGATTATATCATTCTTATAATCACACTTAATAGAAATGGTTGGATTATTCCTATAGAATGATTTAAGAATATTTATATTCTCGTGCTCTAAGGTAAACTCCATACGAATGTTATGGACACCTTGAGCTTGCCGTTCTTTAATGAATGCAATAATCTTTTGAGGATCATCTTTGATCATCTCATCAAAGTTTATTGTATCATATCTATAAGACTGTATTTCTTCAAAGTGAACGTAATACTGTCTTGTGTTTATATCATGTAATAAGATTAAATATCCTTTAGGTTGCTCTTCACCATAGCACCACCGATAAGGTGATCCGCAATAGTAGAAGTCTCTTTCATAACAACCTTGGATATGGACGTGACCTGAGATAACTGGTCCCATAGAATATTTGAAATTATCCATTCCAAATACTGGACTCGGTGCATCTAAGTCAATTTTATCTTTTCCATATATAGCACCTCTAATTGTACCATGCATGCATACTGCATCATAGTAGTTCTGATAGAGGATATTCTCGTAAAACTCCCTTCCCATTCCTGGCACTTCAGGTATACATAGGATACGTTTTTGTTTTACATATTCAAATTTTATTGTTTCAATTACACGGACATCTACAGATGGATCATTCATATATCTATAGAATAGTTTAGTCTGATTCGCATCATGAGATGGTGTACCATGTAAGATAAATAACGTACATTGTTTAGTTCGACATACTTGAACTAACTCATCTACAAACTTCAATGCATACATAACTGCATCGGAGTTACTCATAAACTTATGGTGGAATAAATCACCATTGATTGATATCAAGTCTAAGTCTAATAGCTTGATTCTGTCTATAAATTGATTCTTAAGAATCTCATATTGTTTAGCTGGATCAAATACCCCAAAATGGATATCTGAAATATGTGCTTCTGTTAAAATATTGCCTTTCATAATCTGCCTCTAATGAAAGAAAAGAACTCGTAAGGATCCTTGAAGGACCTTACTTTTATTTAATAATCTGTTAGACCATTAATAAAAAAATAATCCCAAGAGTCGTAGAAGACCCTTGGGATATGGTTCTATTTAGTTATCATTTCGAAACATTCATAGAAGTTTTCATCATTGATGTCTTCAGGTCGTAATTCATCTGTAGATGCATAACGATATCTAATAACGTTATACTTAGCAGACTTCTCAATACGTCCTAAAGAGTTATTTAAAACTACACGAGCAATATCATCATCTTTAAATGTAACTCGTTTATAGTTATGAAGATTAGTTCTCATTGCTTCTTCAGAATCTAGTTCAATGAATGCTTTATAAGCATCAGCATCTTCTAGATTAGAATCGATGAATTGAACTACCCGTCCAGTATCAATGATAATATCATCATCAGATTCTGTAGGTAATGGGTATCCGTTACCGGCAAGTCCAATGAATAAATCATTCAAGATTACACCTGGATCGGTTGGATCTTCTGAAGTAATTGTAAGAGATCTAATTGCATTGTATTTATAGTTGTATTCATATTCAACTACAGCCGTCGTAGTATAAATAGTACAAGTATAAACTGGTCGGATATGATCATTGAAATCTAATGAGACTACTCTTGCTCTTTGATCTTCTTCTAGACCTTCAAATTCTGTCGGATCAATTGCATTAGTTCGATCTAGACGATAGTCATTGTCGATCAAGATTGCATGATCTTTCAATAGATTCAGAATTTGACGTAATTCTTTAAAACTTACATTGTACTTCTTACCTGCCATTAGGTTATACCTCCATACAATATTTCATTAGATTAACAAAAGACCCCATCAATCTATTGATGAGATTAATAAACAAGTATTCATCGATCTTATTAGTAATCTCTAATTCACGATCTCTGAATTTATTACTGGACACTATTTCATTAGTGACAGTATTCTTGATAGAAATTGTAATGATTGGTTTATCTTGATTCAAACCAATAGTACAATAACTAGTTTCATTCAAATCAAATTCAATATAGATTGAACCGGACTTGGAATATGTGATAGGAAGACCATCTTTCATATCCTTAGTATTATGGAAGAAGAAAGATATCTCCGCTATCTTAATGAATGCTGCCATCTCCCGCATCATATCATATGATGGAGATGTATGCATTAAATCATCAAAGTATTTACCTAGTTTGTATTTGTGTATCCATCTAGGTAGGAACCAACTAGGAATTGGTTCAGTGACTTTATCAAAGAATATGTTTTCCATATTAGCTCCTTTTAAATTTCATAACCTCGTTGACTGAGGTATTCATTGAAATCAAAATCTTCATTGGATTGATTCATAGCTGTAATTGCTAGGATATCCATAAGATCAAGATACATAGCTTTAGCTTGTTCTTCTGTCATGATTCCTCCTAACTTAAAGTAGTTGGTTTAATTGTAGGCTTAGTGTATGGGACTATACTCTTAAGCTCTTTACCAACTTCATTATATAATTCTTTAGCTTCTCTATAAGAGAGTGGAGTAAAGTTATCTTTATTCAATGCAATGATAGTCAATGCATCAAATTCAAATATAGGATCTGTATCTACTCGAGCTATAATTTGTTTATTACCTTTAACGTAGTTTAGGATATAAACTAAGTCAGGTAATATTGGTTCTTCATCATCTACAATTGCTCTACCAAAACAAGATACATATCTATCATTATCATAAAGTAGATAAGTAGAGATTGTTTTGTTTATTGCAAATTGCTCTGTTGTATTTGGATTGGAGCATATAGTAGTTAAGACTCTTGGAGCATTCCAGCTATTCCGTAAGTCTTCTTTAAGCTCACTATCTTCTGAATCATAAATATAAAAGTCATCAAGTCTTTCATAATATGATGAGAAGTCCATTAATAGTTTCTCAGCAAGACTGATTGTATCTCTAAGAGTATCTAATATTGTTTTAGTATAGCATACTGTTGGAACTACAATTGAACAATCTTCTGTTTCTTCATCGAAGATAAATCTAACTTCAAACGTAGCTTTCTTATTAAAGATAACTACAGCTCTATTGTCAGATTTAGCATCAGTAACGACTTCAATTCGAAGTTTATCGAAATGAATGGCATTAAATATATCAATTAAAAGAGGAGATATAGTACCATGAATCATCATGATACTATTATCTGTCTCTTCTAGATATTGCATTAGGATTTCTCCCAAGAGAGGAATATCCTCTTTTGGGAGTACTTTAATTAAGTCTACTGCTTTATCCATTATTTGTCACCTTTTGGAATACTTTTAACGATACCAAGTAGATCGAATTCATCATTAATCGCTGTACTATTAGATAGACTGTATGCAGAGTTAATGATAACGATACCAGCTTTAACGTCATAAGTAATATAGGTGCTATATTTAGCTCCGATCTTAATAGTATTGCCATTTACATCGACCCAAGCTGTAGGTGTTTTTAAATTACCTACATCACTGCCTGGAGTGGATAAGTAATCAGCAATTGATAGTAATCGTTTAATAGTAAGATCGGTGGAGAATCTTTTGAAAGATTTAATTACAGTGAACTGATCAAATGAGGAACGTAGTACTTTTGCAATACTAGTTCTTAGTTTGCGTTCACTTTCAATACCCAAGTCATCAAGCATCATACTTAAGATAAGATTCAATGCATGATAAGATTCATGAGTAATAATTGAATTAGATTTGATGTTGAATACAACATCATCTGATTCAGGAATAACTGCGATTTCTACTGCACAGTTAGTACCAATAAATTTAAATAATACAAGCCCTGGATTTGGTTTGATTACATCAGAGAATGTAATCTCACATCCATTAGCACCAGCCTTGTATTGTGGAATAATAAAGTTATCCTCTTCTACTTTCTTTGCTAATTTTGTTAAACCGTTAGCGTAGCGAGAATAAAGTAGGTTAGGGTTGATCAATTTCATATCTGTTGATCTCCTTTCTTAAAAAAATAAAATAGAGGGGTGGTCTTGGCGGGTTTTGATAAAATATTTCACGTTCAATGTTTATGATATAGTTTATAGTGTGTTTAGTTTATGTGCAATATTCTCGTTAGGTTGTGAGAGAAGAATATTGCGAGAGGTTTTGTTTGTTTGGATTGTATTGTGTTTGTATTAGGGGGTCCGCCAAGACCACTGGAAGTTCATCTGCCAGGGAATTGCAGATGGATATCGATTCCTCGATATCACCTAAATAATATATAGCTAAAATAAAGTTTACCTAGCACGAGTTCTGGTATCTTCATTTAGGCTATCAAAGATAGTAAAGTAGACAGAACCACAGATTCTATCTTTAACGATATTATATAATAAGGTACTATCAAATGTCTTCTTATCCATAAAGTCTAGATTATCTGTATTTAGAAGACACATATAAAGACATACCTCTTGGTTGCTCATATACTCATCTGGAATTTCATATAGATTATAATCTGTGTTATTAAAGAATCCATGATTGATTAAGATATTCTCAGCTGCTAATTTAAACAGTTCTATATCCTTATCTTCTCTTAGAGTATCAAATAGATCATATGAGTCTACTTCAGAGACTCCTTCAAAGTCATAATGCTCTGCATCTTTAAGATATTCTTCTTTCTCGAATCTTTCTAAAACTCTAAAGTTAAATCTGGAAAGATCTATCAAATCAGAATTTCTTTTATCACTAGTAAACCAATCTTTATACCATTCAGTATGTCTTAGATCAGCTAATAAAGATACATCATCTAGATTGATTATGTCTTTATATAAAGTAAAGACATTCACAGAGCTTAGTATTAGCTCTCTATTTAGTCTCTCTCCTATAAATATAGTTAGAGCTTTACCACGATCTCTATTATTAAGATCTTTTAGCTCATAAATCTTAGATAGAGTCTCTTGTAATAACTCTGTGTAAGTTTTATCCATTATAGTTTACCTTCTTTTACGTTAATATAAATGAAGTGAGCAACAGCCATAACCAATGCATCTGAGTCTTCTTTGTTTATATATAAAGATAGCTTTTCTTTAGCTTCTTTACCATACCAGAATTCTGCTCCAGGTACATGTGCATTATGCTCTTGATATCTAGCATTTAAGAATGGCGATTTACCTATAGTCCACCATAAATGCTTATCATTATCAATGAATACTTCTTTCTTTAAGATAAGATCTTTATTCTCTTCAACTAAATCATGTAATTCAGTAAATAGAGAAGGCTTATCAAATAAATATAGATAGCTACATAACCAGATTAGATTATCATCAGTCTTAACTGGGAATATATCACTTTGAGGACGTAAAAACTTAGTATATTCTATAGTTGTTCTATTAGGTGATTCTAAGTATTCTAACTTAGCCTTATCAATATCTAGTTTAGTATAGTCATATTTAACATTAGACCAGTCTTTAGACTTAAATTGTTCAATTACTTTGCTTAAAAGATTCATCACATCTCCTCCTTTGTTATATGAATGTCTTTAAATTAATAAAAAAATAAAGCCAAGGATCATAGGAATCCTTGGCTATTATTCTTATTCATGGTCGTTATATCTGATAAACTTAATAGTATTATTAATCTCTTTCACTGTTGGCAATAGAGTCTTATATCGATTATAATCACTTTCGATATTAGTTACTAGTACTTTATCAGATGGAGATAAATAACCTCTATCTGTAATAGCACCAAGTTCTAATGTCTTTTCAAGTTTATTAACTTTGAAGTATTTTAATGCTCTAGCTATAGCTGGATTAGTATATAGCTTATCATAAATAAAGATATATTTATCATAAGTATCTTGTACATCAGAACCATGTCTATATCTTGTAATACGATCACGGTTATCTTTAATAATCATTGCAGGTAATTGTTTATATTTACCTAACTCAGATTTACTAATATCAAACTTCTCTATCATTCTATCTCTAACATTAGTTAGCTCACGAATCAATGTAAGTAGATTAAGACATCTAATATCACTTAAACATACATCAGCACATTTAAGTCTATTTTGATATCTAATAGATACATATGGAGCCTCATTAGGATACTCTTCAGTATTAGTTAATAAAGTTCTTTTGATATTAAGATGAACTTGTACAGAATCCTTAATACCCAATCTAGTTTTACCTAGACGGATACTACATTTAGGATCTAAAAACATATCATGCAATACATTTTTTACTTTATATCTGCCGTTAGAATCATAAGATCGTAGTACTTTATTGAAGATATATCCAATATCTTGACAAATAGCACTAATAGATTGCAATCTTGTTAAATCACTTTCTGGTAAATACTTAGTTACACCCTTTTTCATTACGCAATACCTCCATTAATTAAACTATTAATATTTTTTATAATTCTATTTAACTCCTTTGGTCTTAAGAGATATCCGGTACGTCCTTGATCAAATGCATCAAGACTAACTATCATCTTCTCTTTCGGATCAACGTAGTATAATAGCAATTTTCCATCATAAAACTTCATAACTCCTTCTTCAAATTTAATCTCTGGATAGAAGGATTGTAATAATGGGCTATCAATCAAAGCATTATAAATAGTAAGATATTTCTCAAAGTCCTTTTGATGATACTCAGAATCTAAATAGTTGATATTACCGTATTTATATACTGCAACAGTATGATCATTTCCTTTAAACTTAGGGAGTTTAGTCTTATCGAATTTATATACATCAATAATACGCTTTCGGATTTTATATAGTATATGTATTACATATCGCATATCATAATCTTCCATCCAACGGAATGAAGTCTCACTATTAATCTTATCGACATAGCTAATGCTAATTGAACCAAGGCTACTATCTACAGTTCTAGGTAAGTTATTATAGAATGATACAATAGCTCCTCCATTATGGTTTAATTGGCATTTGAATAAGCTAAGTCTTTTATCAATACCATCTAACACTATCCTAAGATTCTGTCTACACTTATATCGTGTAGCTCCATCATAGCCTCTTAGGATAATATTAAACATATATCCTATCTGGTGTCCAAATTGTTTCACCGATCTCAATAGAGTAAGATCTCTATTGCTTAACTTCTTTAGTTGTGTCATTTTTATCAGTCTCCTTTGAATAAAATTAATACGTGATAGGACTAGATATCCTATCACGTTTATAATATATAACTATTTATCTATTACCCATTCCATAAAATACTTAATACATACTCTAAGCATTCTATGAGTATTCAATTTAGGATCCATCGCTGGATCTAAATACTTATCAATCTCATTATCATTATATCTATTGATATTGAACTCACTTACATAGCTCTTACCAGGTTCTACCAAGAGAGTATATGTAACTTTAGCATCAATCTCTTTATTAAGAAGAAGATGATGAGCCGGTCCAGCATTAATAGCTACATTCTTAGAACCTTCAGTAATATCAAATAAGACATATTCATTTCCTGGAATACGTTTGATCTGATATCTTACAGTAGGATCGTTCTTAATATAAAAGATATAGTCTTGAGGATTATTTAATTGAATTCCAACTACACCAGCAATTAGTTCATAGATATCTGCTGTCTCAATATAAGAATAAATACTATTCTTTAATTTACGAATTTTATATTTGTACCACAAACTTTTTATGGCAGTGCATGAGTCATACTCATGGAGAAGTTCCTTATACATCACTATGAACTTCTGTAGTTGTGGTATATTAAATGTCTCCAGTATTGGACTATACATATTTTTCACACCCATCCAAATAACTGACAAACTGTTGCAGCCATAGATATTAAGAGAATACCAAATAGAATGGCAGATAACTTCTCCACTAAGATTAATACTCTTTCTTCTCTATTAGATAAAACTTCTTCACCATAATAACTATATAGAACTGCTGCATCTATTACAAACAATGCAAAGGAAACTATCATTACTTTATAAGAAAACATTAGAAAAATACCCCCAACCATATTCGACATAAAATAGCAGTTATTAATATGATACCAAATATAGACATCAGTATAATAAATACTCTGACGATATTGATATCTGTGTCTAGCATCATAAGAAACGCTGCTACTGAAGCTAATACTGCCATGCTACAGAATGATGACCCTATTATTTTCATAAATAATTCAGCATAATAAACTTCTGTCATATTTATTCTCCAGCTATATATTAAATACCCACAACCACGCAGCTAAGAAGGATGTTAATAAAGTTACTATTAATGCAAGTCCACCAATGGTTACACTAATACCATCATTTATATCTAACCCACGAGTAATTACAACTAATACTAATGTAGTTATAAGTGAAGCTGCTGCTATTTTAAACATCAATACGTAAAGCATACTAATACCTCTAATATTTAAATACTGCGATTAACCAAATGAAGATAATAGATGCTAATCCAGCTATACCTGCAAAAAATGCAGCTATCCATATTACTATATCGCCAATCTTAGATTCAAGATCGATTATTTTAATCGCACTCCCAGCTACTCCAATTATACCAGCAGTTATTGCTGATGCTAATGCTATATTTCCAAATAATTCACTCATATTATTTCACTCCGAACTCAGAGGGTTTAATCTCTTTTAATAACTTGATACTATTGAATGAGTTTAACGTATTGATGAATCCATTAAATAGATTATCAACTAACTCCTCATTCTGTTTGATATCTATAGTATACTGCTTATACTTAGACTCATATTTATTAAGCTGTAATACTGTAAGCTTATCTACATTGATGCCTATCTTAGATAGCAGATATCTATATGCTGATAATTGCATAAAGTATTTATATCCAATATTACTTGAGGTCTTATAGTCTACAATATGGACTTCATTGCCAATTCTCATAACTGCATCTATAGTCCCACAAAAGTATTTACCAATAAGTGATTTCTCTAACATGATTGGTTCTATAAGAGTATTCTTCTCATATCCACAATCATTAAACCATTGAATGAATGACATAAATCCCATAGTCTTATCTACTGGATCTGTCATACATAATCCTTCAGTTAAGAAATGCTCAATCTCATTATGAACTTTAGTTCCTTCGACGGCATATCTATTTAATTCTCTACGGTATCCAATACCTTTAAATCCCAATGAGTTTGCCCATTGAGCGATATAGTCTTCATTTATATGACTAAGTACTTGAGTCACACTGGGGACTTTATTTTGCCCATGCTCATAAGTACCTATTCGTACCTCATCTGAGTTGAAATCAAACATAATTCTCCTCCTTTGTATCTATATGTCTGGGCATTATTAAAGAATTACTTAGAGAACTTAATAGTAATATAGTTTCGCCGCTATATTACACATATATCATAATGAGAAAGTGACAGCCAGTGTTTTCTTGTATTCATTTTAGATGTGTGTCTCCATTGTTATAAACATACTTAGTTGCACCCCTAGGAGGTTAAGTCTCCTAGGGGTGTATACACCTGCAAATTAAACATTGTAGTAATATTTTAGATACTTTCCGAAGGAGGATTATAATGGCTCAGTTGAACTTTAAACTCATAAATGAGACTTTTATCTTTTCCCAATATAAAGATGAATATGAAAAATCTGTCTTAAACTTTATCAAAGGTGGTAAAGTAATCGACGTCCATTCTGAAGCTTTCGCTGATATTGCTTATGATGTTAAGAAAACTCAAGTTGGTTCTTTCTTAATCTCTGCAATGGAGTCTAAGCAAATTGTACTTTATACAAGTACTCATCCATTAAACCGTAGTACTCGAGTATTAACTGCTAAAGATATTAAAGGTGGCACTGGTAAATACTTGATCTATGTAGACTGCACTCAAATCATTGACTTTGAAGGTGGTAAATATAAATGCAATAACGTTAAACAACTAGTTGCTCATCTATTAGAAGCATCTGTAAACATGATGTACTTTGGTGGCTATACTAATATCGTATCTCGATTCGATTTAGTTAAAGCTGGTGCATATGCATTTGCTTCTCTATTCAATAATATCATTAACTACTTATTCAAAACGAATACAGTAAGTAATATCCATAACCGTGTTATGTATCTTGCTTCCCAATACTTCATTAAGAATATCATTGGTAGCAATAATCCTAAATATGGTTATGCTAATAATACAGCATTCTCTAAACAAATTGCTCGTATCTCTGATCGTGAAGTTGAATTAATTGAATCCTATGTGGAACGTGACTCCTTCAAGAACTTAGATGCTTTTGTAGCTATGCTTAGAGACTCTTTGAAACTCCATAAATTGACTACTGAAGTAGTAATTGCTACATGGGTTAAAATGTACTCCCCATCTACACTATTTGCATTGGAATACTTCCCAGCATTTTCTGCTATGATGACTAATGCTTATATTGGATGCTATTTGAATAATCAATCTACTATTGAAAAGGTGACTAACCGTGGACTTCCTGAATATGTTAAAACAGTTCTAGATGTCGGAGGTCAATACTATGAAAACTTACGATAACGAAGTTTATAACTACGTTGATCAACTTAAGAATTATTCTACTACAAATATCTCTGGGATGCAGAAAGGTATCGTCCCAGAGGTAGTTGATATTAGTTGGGATAAGATGAACTACTATGTATCTAAAGGGGTACGTCGTTATGTGACTTATGAAAAAGAAGGTTATGTAATTCGTATCACCGGTGTAAGATATAGACTTAATCATTTGACTAAGAAGACTATAGATTTTGATAAACGTATGACTGATGCGGTTAATGAAGGTCTAGTATATCCATTTATGCTATTCGTAGATGGTCGTCATATTAAATGGTCTACTTTCAGAGTAGTACGTAATGCTAAATACACATATCTCGTTTGCGATAGAAATAGTGTGAAAGATATTAATCCATTACATATTAGCAAAGTGGAAATGGTAAACTTACCATTTACTTATATGAGCTATTCTGAAACAAGAAAGATTCCAAATCCTAATACTGAGTTATTTAGATTTGATGAAGATGGTTTATTATCTCCATTTGGTTCTATGGTATATAGTCTAGATACATCTACACTTAAACTAGAGACTGGATACTTTAAAGTATTAGCTGGTGGTAGAGTTGAAAACCGTGATTTAGACTTAGATGCTAAATATAAACTAACTAAGAATAATGGTGAGCCTCTAGATTATGAACTACAAGTAAAGTATTTCTATAGAGATATCACTAATCATAATAGAAGTAATATTACTATTCCTGAAAATAAAGACTTATTGAAAAGCTTAGTCATTGAGCAAAAAAGTGAAATGCCTGAATTAGACATTAAAGCTTTAGGTCGTGACTTTGATTTCCAATATAAATATGATACAGATTATGAAGACAATGTAAACTCTGGTATTAGATATATCAGTCGTTATAATTCTTCTATGTTTGATAAACTCTATGAGAAACGTTTGAAGATTCATTCTAGATCTATTAGTGGTAAAGAGTTAAAAGCTCAAATCGCTAATAATGTATTATCTCTTCCTAGAGGATATCATAAGAATCCAGAGACATTTGTAATCATCTATAAGAATGGTGAATTATGGGATCTATATGATCGTATTAGATACGTTAATAATGACTTCCAAATTCCTATTACTGATGCAGAGATCAATGATATCATTGACTATGATGAATTTGAGTTTACTTATTTCACTGGAGTAAACAATAACTACTTGAAAGTGGAGTGTACTGAAGATAATAATACTATCGAAAACACTACCATCAAGTATGAAGATCTAATGGTATTTGCTAACTATACTGAAGATCAAATCTATAAAGAACTTCCATTCAATAAACGTACTATCTATGACGTTAAGTATACTTTAGATAAAGATAATAAAACTGTTACATTCACTAACCCAGCTTATTATGGTAAGACCATTTATATGGCTGCTAAGAATCAGTTTAAATATCAGCACTTTAATATTACTAAACCTACAGTACGTTACTTCTTTGGTAGAGACTTTATCCCTTGCTTAAATAAAGATAGATTCGCTGTATTCCACAATGGTCGTCTCTTAAGTAAGGATATGTATAGAGTTATTGTCCCTGAAGTAGAAAATACTGCTACTGAAGTATGTGTTCATCTACGTCGTATTGCTCAAAGGGGAGATAGAGTAGATATCTTCTATTTACCTTATGACTTTAACTATACTGATATTGGTAAAACAAACCGTGTCGATGTTGTTACAGTAAGAGCTACTGTAAATCAACAACCAGTGTTTGCTATTCCATTCCCATCTAAATCTTCTTTATTGAATAAGAATAGTTTCCTATTACTACGTGGCTCTGTATTGGTTGACCAATCCAGATATAATGTAATTGGACGTACTGTTGTATTCAAAGATCCTAAAGATTACGTTGCTTATGGACGTGAGATTACTTTCGTATTCTTATATAGTGAAATGATCGAAGCTAATCCATATGGTGGTATTAAAGAAGATGATGTATTGAATATCGATCCTCAATTTGTTATGGCTACTAGAGATAACCAATTGACTTTTGATATTCCATACCCTGAAGGCTTTGAAGGATTCTTCTTTGTTACATATCGTGGTATCTATGTAAACCCTAAACGATATGAAATCATGGAAGGTACTAAACAAATTAAGTTCTTTGACCAAGATACTGGTATTGATGCTGGTACTGCATTGATCTTTGTATTCATCTATCCAGATCAAAAGAATAAAGTTGGTACTTCTGCAGTATCTGTTAGAGCTACAATGAATAACCAACTTAAGTTTACTATTCCATTACCATATGCTAAGTATTTTGAAGATCAAAACAGCTTCTTCTTAATCCGAAATGGTGTATTCTTGAACGATGCTGAGTATTATATTGATACTAAAGCTAATACTGTAGAATTGCTTACAGTTAATGGTTTAGATATGGGTCAAGAATTAGTATTCAACTTCATTACTGGTAGAAATGTATCTGTTAAGACTGCTATTGAAGAAGTATTTGCAGAGCAAGATGGTCAACTTGTATTTAAATTACCTAAAGCATTACATGACTTCGATAAGAAGACTGGTAAATTCTTCTGTGTAATTGGTGATACTTATATTGATAACCGTCGTTATGAAGTAGTTGGTAATGACTTAAGATTCTTAAGTCGTGAAGATGCCGTAACGGAAGGACGTACAGTTACATTCATCTTTGTATACACTGAAAATATTGATTCTGAGACTGCAACTATTGGTGGTGTAGTTAATAACTCTAAGTATACTAAGTTTGTAACTGAATCTGTACCATGTACTGAAAATGGTCAACGTACATTTAATATTCCATGGGCTGACTCTATGCTTATGGATAAGAAAATCATCGTAACTGTTGGTAGTACATTCATTAGAGAATCTCAATATACTATTTCTAAGACAATGAATACATTAACATTTATTGATGATGGTGTAATTACAACTACAGATCGTGAAGTTACATTTACTCTAGCTGATTCTGATTATACAGTAATTGCTAAAGAAGTTATTGATGTTGATGCGGTAGTAGATGGTCAAACTGAATTTGATATTCCATTACCATTTGAAAACTATCTTAAACTTGGTAACTCCTTAATGGTATTTGCTAATCAAACATTTATCGATGCATCTCGTTATGTATTAGATAAAGATTTGAATAAGATCACATTAAGAAACTATAATGATGCATTGAATGCTGGTCAAACTTTATCTTTCTTATACTTCTATATTGCTAACCAAAGCAATAGAAGCTTAGAACGTGAAGATGTACAACATCCAATGATTAATGAACGTGGATACTTATACTTGAATAGAAATGACTTAGATCATCTATTAAATAATAAGCTCTACTTCATGTTTATTAATGGTAAGAAGATCAATAAAGATAATATCATGAACGTTGCGAATAATATCATTCGTTTGAAATCTGACGTTCAAACTCGATTCAATACATTGGTATTAGACTATACTCCATCTATTCCAGAATTAGCTGAGTATAAAGATATTAACTCTGACTATGATATCATTATGAACCAAGTGTCTAATGAAGATATCAATAAGCTATTCAATATCTATAATAACGTAACAGATCTTGAAAAGTATATCGTTCCAGATACATCTCAAGAAGCTATCATTAATGATATTATTAGAACTCACTATACATCTCATGGTATCAATAAAGGATTACCATTCGTATATACTTATGATACAAGTACATTCAAGAATAGATCTATCTATAGCTTGGCTACTACAGTTAATAAGTATATCTCTCCTGGTAAATATACATTTACTTGCCCTGAAGATGTAACTATGTTAGAGCTTAAGACTATTGCTTCTTCCAGTAGATTTAAGCCTATAAGTACTGCAGTAAATACATTAGGTTATCTACGAGCTAAAGATATTGAATTCGGTGAAGTAAGCTATATCTTACCTACAGATGTAGCGGCTTATATTGATGAAAATATCGGTAAAGATCTTAACCTAGTTAGTCAACCAATCTATAAGAAACCTATTGGTGGATTACCTGAAGTTAATGACTTCGTTCCAGCTATGAAACCTTTACGTAAAACTGAAACTGATGATTCTAAAGGTAGACTTAACGCTGGTTACTTCTATCAAAAAGAAATCATTAGAAACGTTAAAGTATATCCTGGTTTGAAATATAAGTTAACTATCCCACAAAATGGTTTCATCAATATTGCTTATACTACAGCTGATACAGATATTAGTCAATATCATTTAAAATATCGTATTGACTTTGATTCTGACCGTGATAATACACCTATCTTCTATAAAGGTGATACATTAACTAAACCAGATACATTTGTTAATAGCTTAGAAGAAATGTATAGTGATGAATTCAACTTACAATTCAATCAAAGCTTTACTAAACCTGGTGAAGAATATTGGATCTGTCCAGACAATGTAGGTGAAATTATCATTACATTATGCAGTGGCTATAGTAAGATGATAACTACTGAAGATATTGAAAGATATCCAGCAGCATTCCAATTCTGCGGTTATGGTAGTACTAACTTCTCTGTAGCACCAGTTCCTAAACTTGGTGATATTGAATCTGTAGAGTTAAGTACTTTCTATGACAGAATCACTAATGAATACGATTCCAGAGTTGCCAATACTATTAATGATGGTAATGAAATCCACTATAGTAGTAATGGTACTATGTATGGTTGTGGTGTAACTGAGTTCGGTATTGTAGATAGAAATGATGAAAATGCTATTAACTCAAGTAAAGCTCCTGAAAACCGTAATAGAGTTAACTTGATGCTTATCAATGGCGTAAACGTTTCTAGAGCAGTATCTTCTATTGCACCAGAAACAAGTTCTTATATCAAAGTAGAACCTGGTAAGTCTTATACTATCAGAGTTGGCAGAAATGCTATCAAGACTGATATGACTTTAAATAAAGCTGAATCTGAATTTGGTGGTGTACTTGGTTTGAGCTACAATAATAAAGTATTATTAACTAACGTTGATACTAACGTATACTTGTCTAATGCTTTAGATGCAACTCATATCAATAACCCTGATATTGATTATACTGGTCTAAATGAAGAAATGACTGAAGACCAACTTGCAGGAGATCCTAGTGTATCTAATGTAGTTTCTGAAGAAGAGGCTATTGAAGAACGTGATACTCCAGTATTCCTTAAAGAATTACCTAAGATTGCTGTTGATGAAAATGAAACAGATAATCTATTCCAAACAAATATATTTGATGCATCTAATGTAATCAGAGAATAATATATACCGGATAGGGATGTCAAAATCCCTATCCGCTTATATTTTGAACATTAATGTAATTAAAATACATATTCGCAAGGAGGTATAATATGGCTACTTCTAACTATAAAGGAACTCGTCTTCCTCTTATAGCATTAGATTATAATTCTCGCTTCCTGGCTGAGAAAAAAGAAATCTTATTTGATTATAAGACTGGTAAACTCTATGTAGTTTCCGCCGAAGATAAATCTGTTATATTTGATATAACAAGAAATATTTTAAAAGAAGTTGAAAAGAATGTAGACCTATCTAGCTATACATTCAACGTAGAAGGCGTTGGTATCGTAAACTTAGATGGTTATATTAAACAGCTTTCTAAATATAATCTAACAACTGTTGATGAACCTGTTAAGAGATATCGTGTACCGCAAATCGCATTCGATAATGATTCTATTGTGGATTATGCTGGTACTATCGAAATCAATGGTTTCAGTCATGCTGCTAATAATACTTACCCAGTTAAAGATGGTAATATCGTTAAATGGGTACAACGCACAGATACTGATATCGTAGAACGTGTACGTCACTTAGAAGAAACAGCTCCACCTGATGCTGCTAAATTTAAGAAACTTCAAGATGATGTAGCTGCAGTTAAATTTACAGCTAATCAATACTCTAATCTTCCAGTATTACGTAATGATATTGATGCTGCTACTCGTAGATTAGATGATTTGAATACATTGATCGGTACTACTAGTGATACTCTTACTGGTAAGATTACTGGTGTTAAAAATGCTGCTGATCTAGAGCTTAATAAGTTAAGTAATAAAATTACTATCTTAGAAGCTCGTGAAGATTATGGTACAAGAGTAAATACCCTTGAAGGTAAAGTTAATGAACTTAAAGCTTTAGGTGATCCTAACTCTAAAATCTTAGCTCTACAACAACGTATTGCTAACTTAGAGCAAGGTGAAGACTATAGTGTTTCTATCAATACTTTGAATGGTAGATTGAATAATTTATCCGATAGTACTGAAACTAAGTTTACTAATATGAACCAAGAGATTGGTTCTCTTAAAACTTATAATAATGAGAATACTCAAATCCGTACTGGCATCTTAGGTCGTTTGGACAATATTGAATCTCTTAATATTGGTCCAACTTTAACTGACCTTAAAGCTAGAACTCAATCTTTGGAAGGTATTCCTAACCTTACAACTAATATTGCTAATCTTGAGTCTACAACTAATACTTTGACTAATAGTTTCTCTCAACTTAATGCTAAAGTAACTGGTCTTCTTAATGCAGAAGATCCATTACCTCGTGTTAAAGCATTAGAAAACTATAATACTGGTAAAGAAAACTTGCCTCAAGAACCTAGAGTTAACTTAGCAGGTGGTAGTGATAGAGTAATCCGTCCTGATAGAGTATATAACTTTATCTTGGATAGCCCTAATCCATCTTTCGCTATTGTAGGTTTAGATAAAGCTACAGCAGAAATTATCCTTATTTTGGATCCTCAAAATATTGGTACAAATGCTATCAATATCTTCATTACTAGAGCAGATGGGGTTCAAGTTAAAATTCCTAGACGTATCATTCCTAGTAAAAATAAAGAAGCTCAATTGGTTCGTCTTGTTACATATGACCGTGGCGTAAACTGGTTCTATTCAGTAGCTGCTGGTATGATTGGTAAAGATCTTGCAACTGATAATACTATTTAATAAAGGGGTATCTTACACATGGCAACTTTAAAATATTTGGCTACCGAACGAGCTCATCTCTCTCAGGTACCAATCTCGGAAGGTCAATTTATCTACACCACTGATACTGAAGAAGTATTCTATGATGTAGCCCATGACATCCGATTTAAAACAAATAAACTTAAAATAGTAAATACTGATACTGAACGATATCGTTTATCTAATAATGATCAAGTAAGTACTGACCTTATCTACTATATTAAAGAGTCTGAATTATTCTATATTTGGACTGGTGCCTGGAAAAATGTTGTAGCTACTACTGAAATTACACGTTTCCTAGGCGACTATAAAAATGTAACTCCAACTACATTAGTTAAAGGTGAAGAACGATATGCTCCTATGACTATTGCTTCTCAAGTATACACGGATGATGGTGAAACTTTAGAAGCTAAAGTTAGACAAATCTCTCATATCGCTTCTGCATTTGATTCTATCGCAGTAACTAAAAAAGGTAAAACATTTGATATCCCAGTACCATTTGAACGATACTTTGATCAACCTAATATGCTCTTAGTATTTATTGGTACTCTTCAAATCTATCCTAACCGTTACTCTATTGAAGGTAATCAAATTACATTCCAAGAAGAAGTCGAAGCTGGTCGTACAATCAACTTCTACTTCATCTATAATGCACATGCTCCTAAACTTGAGACTATGAACTATATCGATGGTGCATATCTCAATAAAGGTACTGTGCCTATTGATAGAATGCAAAAGTATTCTCATAGCTATACATCTAATGATACTACATCTGTAGCTTCTAGTGCAGCAGTTAAAAGTCTTTATGACAAAATGAATGCATTATTAGACCGTGGTGGTATTATTACTCGATGCGTTACTAAAGATGATAACGTTAATATGGGTACTACTTTACCTAATGAATATAAATTACTTGATGGTAATGTAATCAGTGTACGTTTCCATGCTAATGTTGGTAATAACCCAACTCTTAGAGTTGATGGTAAAGCTATTCCAATCTTTGTAGGTTTCGAACCAGCTAAAGCTAATGAAATCCAAGCTGGTGATGAATTATACTTACAATATGATTATATCTCTGAACGCTTCTATGTAACTAATGGTTTACCATATCTAATCGATAGCACTACATACTCCTATGCTGTATTAGCTGATGGTGAAAATGTATTCAGATTTAATACACTTAACTATGATCCTGGGGTGGATAGATTAGAAGTATTCCATAATGGTGTACGTCTCATCCAAGGTAAGAACTATAAATTCATTGCTGAATCTAAGAGTGTCTCTTTAGTAGGCTATACTGCAGATAAAGGTGATGTAATTGAAATCGTAGTTTATAAAGTAGCTCGTTCTCGTGCAACTAATAACTCTCAAGTTACAGTAATTCGTCCTGACTTTGAAACTCTAACAAGATCTCTTGGTGAAGCTTTAGAAGAAGTTAAAGCTAAGACTTCTGAGTTAAAAAATAAATCTCTTGATGTTATCTTCCCAATGTTTGGTCCTAGACAAGTAGAGACTCCAGATGGTCCAGAAGAAGATGTCGGTGAATGTGCATTTGTTGGTATTGATAAAAAATATTGGTTTATTATAGATACCTTTAAAAGTAGCACTGGCAATGGCGGCTATAACTCTATTAAGCGTGCTATGCAAGAGAATGGAATTAAGAAATTTGAATTCCTCCTTATTTCTCACTGGCATAACGACCACTATGGTAATGCTATTAATTTAATGCGTGATGGATTAGTAGGAAAAGTATACGTCCAAGACGTATTTAGATATCCTAACGGTATTCCTGGTGAATGGGGAGGCATGCCTGCTAATGTATTACAACGTGTCTATAATGAGCATAAAGCTGCAGCTATTCAATATGGAGTTCAATTTGAAGTTGCCCCAACAGGTAATGTAGATTTCCATGGAGCTAACTTATACTTCCATAATAATGACAATTACTGGATTAATATTCATAATAATGGAACTTGGGCTAATGGTGATTATAATAATACATCTATTGGTTTATTAGTATCATATATTGGTCGTAACTATTTGACTCAAGGTGATGCTCGTGAACCAATGATGGCAGGTCATGCTTGGGGTATGCCTACTAATATTGACTTAATGAAATCTCACCATCACTCTATTACTAATATGCCTTGGAAATTTAGAAAGGTAAACCCTAAGGATGTAGTTATTACATGTAATAGACGTCAGATGGTTGAGTGTACTAGATTTGATTACCAAGATACTCTAGCAGCTATGGGTGCTAATCTCTATTTTGTAACTAAACAGTATAGAGATATCCATATTACATATAAAGCTGAAAATAATAGCGTAGAGTATAATAAAGAATTAACTCACGGGTATCCAGATCTATGTGCTCAAACTACTATGGGTGGTAGTTTAAATACTATCTATGTTGATATTAATACTAGCGCTGAAATTAGTACTGGTGACTCTGGTGCTCCATTGAAATATTTATCAGATGCAGTACGAATGGCACATCTAAGCAAATCAAGAGAATTAAGAGTTGCAATAGCCCCTGGCGATTATACTAAAGATAGAGATAATTATAACTTCTTCCGTATTCTGGATAGCAGCATGGGATCTCTACAATTAATAGGACTTAAGGGTAGAGTTAGATTTGTAAATCAGAATCCTAGTCAAGAGGTAATATTCCCTCCAATATACTCTCTAGGGTGCGATCAAGTTTATTTTGAAGGCATTACATTTAAGAATTCAAATATTGATGCCACTGATAGAGCGATTGCTGCAGCATATAGTTTCTTTAATGCTGAAATTAGTGGTAGTATAGTTAGATTTATTAATTGTAAGTTTGGGTTTGAGCATGAAAAACTTATAGCTAAAGCTAATACTGATAGGAACTTCAATCTTATATGTGTAGATGCATTCTTTGCAACTGTAACTCTTAATGGCTGTACTTTCTACGGTAAAGCTAAATATGGTGTTAGATCTGCAGAAGGCTCTAATGTATCTATCACTAATAATATTACAGTTGCTGAAGGTATCGAAACTGTATACTATGCAACTGATGGTAATATCAATGTAAATTGTGTAGGTAATCGTAATACATCTAATGAGACTACGGGTGGTGGTCAAGTTAGATTCCAAGATGTAATTACACCTAGCTATCAAAATACATCTAGAGGTCAAATTATAGGTAGTAGATTATCACTAAAATATGGTGGACCGCAATACTTCATTTCTGATGGTAGAGGTGGATATGATTCCATGGATCATTTCAATATCCATGGTAATACTAACATGACTCCTAGCTTCACTGGTCAATTTGGTTATGATCCAAGAAGCAAAAAAGTTAAATTTGCTGTTGGTAATTCCAGTATCAATGACTGGGTTGAATTTGCTAACTCTGATGCATTAGAGGCTGCTAAGACTAGCTTAACTAGCTTAGTAAATACTACTAAAGATACATTGACTCAAACAGTTAATACTACTTTAACTACAAACAATAATAATATTGCTCAAGCTAAACGTGAGTTAACTGATCTTATCAATAGTACTGCAGCTACATTACGTAATAGTATCAATGATAGCGTTAATAAGATTAATGAAGTTAAGAATGCTATTGCTGCATCAAATACTGCAGCATGTAACTCTATTGTAGATTTTAATGCATATAAACGTAACGTAGGCAATGATGATATTTATACATGGATTAATAAATCAGGTATGAATTTATTTACTGATAAACGTAAATGGAGAGAAGGCAACAACTGGTGTAGTGTTCCAGTATACGATTGGACACAGTATGATGAATTAGTATTTGTATTAGATGCTGATAGAGTATTTGTAACTTCAATACGAGTACCAATTCTTAAGAAGCTATTAAGCACATCTTATTATCCAGTAGCTATTGGAATGCCACCGTTAAATAACTTATCTGGTCTTTCTAGAACTAATAGTGATGGTCTAATAAACTTTATGCCAATGCAAAAGGATACAAATAGGTGGAACCATAGTTTTGGATTAACTACAAATACTAAATTTAGTTTCTATAATTCTTATTTTAACCTATATGACATCTATGGTGTAAAATACGGTAGATAAAATTATTCCCCATAGGAGTTGAGCTCCTATGGGGATATTTTTACAAAAAAATAAAAGGAGGGAGATAAATTCTCCCTCCCACCAGTATTATACAAATAATACTGGATTTAGATCATCATACTTCTTTAAGCTTGGATTGTAAAGAAGATTAGTAGTCGTGTACGGAAGACTAGCATCATCGTTCAAAGTATTATCGCTAAAAGTAAATAAGTCTACACTAATTTTACTAGCAGCTCTAACATGTTCATCGATGAATGTTTTCATTGCTAGTAAAGCAGCAGTAGAAGACTTAAATAAACCTAAGTCGATAACATCTTGATCTTGATAGTCTACTCTTGCGCAAACGCTAAAAATTTTCATATACTTTTCCTCCTTAAAATAAATATAAGATATATGAATCACCTTAATAATATATAACCCAGAAGAAGTTTAAACTTCTTCTGGGGATATTTTATATCATCTCAGTTAAACTTAATGGAGTATATCTATTTTCATCTCTTGATCTCATAAGTATAGACATAAAATCTCTAGCATCTGATTCACTTATATACTTTTGATAATATACGCAATTTGAAGACTGATTATATCCAGGCTCATTCATTATATTAAATACATTGAATAAGAATAAATCAGTATTATCTAATAAAGTATCTTTAATAGATGGATCTGTAGATAGTATCATGAAATTATATGGATACTGATCAGTAAATTTAGAATTCTGTTTAATATTAAGCATATTATTTACTGTAAAATTCAATGATGGTTTATCAGTTCCAGGATACTTACTAATATTACCAAATTGACCTGTTTTTAAATTACAAATCAATGTACGAGATTTAGCTTTACCATCAACGAGAATATCTGACTTAATAGTTCTTATATTATAATATAGATTATAGGTATTCTCGTCCACTTCTGGAGTTATCAATAAAGTATGAAGAATATCATTACCGAATATAACTTTAACACTAGGAACTACTCCAGCTTTAAATTTATTATAATCAACTGCAATAATATCGCCATCAGTTATAGTAGTCTTCTCAGATGCAACTGCAGTTGCATAATCAGTACTACTTATATTTTTAATAACTGGAGCAATGATATAGAACTTAGCTAATTCAATTTTAGCTCCTGTGGTATCATGAGCAATGATATTAAATTGATAAGTTACTAATGTTGGATCTAATGATGTATTCTTTTTATTTGTAGGATTCATCACCACATAGAATTTATCAAATCTATTTGAGTTTCCAGTTAATACAGACTTATCTCTAACTGTATCTCTACCAGTTCTAAATAAATAATCTATATTACTTTCATTATACTTAGTAACTGGAGCTATGAATGTATTACATGTAGCGTCACTAGGATTTTGATATACAAGTGTAGTGAAGTTCCAATTACTCAACTCATTAATATCACAACCAGATATTTCAATAGTATTATAAGAACCACTAGCTAATGGATCAATTGTATCAGTGCCAAGTTTGATTTTATTTATATGGCTACTATGACCAGTTATAATTTCATTAGTAGTAAGATGACTATTAGCCGAATTAATTAACATTCTCTTTATCATTGCATCAGAATATTTGCCTAAGAATTGAACATCTCCATGCATATTAAGTACTATCGGACCACTAAATAAAGAATCAATTGCATAATTATAGCTATCAGCCATTAATATTGTTAATTTACTAGTATAATCTAGACTCGATGGTGAATATAATAATGCACTTACTGGTACTTCATAGGTCATTTCTATATCACTATCACTAAATTTAATTAAACTTAAATAATCAATTTTCTTTGATTTATCAGAATAGTCATCTAACTTAACTACTGTACCGTTACTAAACATATCAGCAAAGTTATAGTTATCCATATTATCATTATGGTTGATCTTAACTACACCACCAACACTTCGGTCGATATTTTCTATTTTTTTAGAATTCTCTGGAGATATATATCCATTAGAATCTAATGCGTCTAATATGGTTCGTATTCCTCTAGATGGAACTTCATCTAGAGCAAGTAAGGCTTTATATGTTTTAGTCCCAATAACCACAGTCTTCTTAGATGCGTTAGCATGAGATAGATTTTCAGTCAATGGATAATATGCATCGCCAATGCCAGCTACTTTAATATGACGCCCTAAGTTATTTACATCACTTAGAGAACTATAAAGAGGGATTGCTTGGCGATTACCATTTCTATCATAGACTGCTAATACTTTATTAAGCTTAGGCATTTTCAATCCGCTCCTTAGAACCATCTGGATATACTAAGAATCCATCATTATCAAATTTAGGAATCTTACCAGCTGCATTACCAACATCAGTTGCTTTAATATATTGACTGGAATCTAATCCGCCTAAAGTTAATGCATTAGTTGGTGCTGGGATAGTAATATCAGTTTTGCCATCAAAGTGAATACCATTAATATTACAATTAATTTCTCCACCGCCACTACCGCCACCAGCTATAGTGATATTATCAGATAAATTATATTTAGTACCATTAATAGTAATCTTATTAGTTACTTTCATGGCATTAGATAGTTTATCAATATCATAACCATATGCAGCTAGAGTTGCAGCAGTCTTACTAACCTTTACACTTCTTGAGCCTATAGCATTAAATTGTACAGGAATAGCGAATGAATTTCTACAGAATATAACTGTATTTTTATCTGAGAATCCAGTTAGATCTACTAAGTATAGATTATTAGAATCATATGAATATATGGAATTATTTTCAGTTCCCGCTGGACCCCACCATGTATTATTTGAGAAATTAATAAATTTGCTATCGTCTAAATCTATGATTGTACATCCAGTTCCAACTGATACTACAACACCTTTTTGTACATCTTGTTTAAAATATGGTTTAAATAATACACTATCTGCGTTAGTATAATTAAGATTCATATTTACCGCATCACCATATATTAAGAAATTTTTTAAATTTATCTCATATGGTAATCTAGCTTTATTTAAGGTACTATATTTACTTCTAGTAGAAGTAGAAATATTAATTTTATTAATATCTTCTTTATTACATACAACTCTTATACTAACAAGATATGATGAAACACCAGCTGTAGGATTATACGTATTTAAATTAAATAATGCAATATTCGATATTCCACTAGCTCTTGAGTAAGTTATCAATTGAGTATTATTTGTTGCGAAAGCCCTTCTATCAGATGCATTTTTTAATTCTACATCTATTGGCGATAATCTCTTATTTAATTTAATTATTGAGTTATTGTCTTCAATAAAAATATCACATTCATTTGTGAATTCTTCAGTCAATTCTATAATAAGATGATTGGAGAATCCGAATGGTAATAAAACAGATTTCCAATATACTTGATACTGATCATTTCCGCCAGAGCCAATAGATTCTGTTTTCAAAACAAAATCACTAACTGGATGACCATCTAGTGTCTTAGCATTAATATCTCCACTTGGTGCTACAGGAGTACCACTTCCACCACCAGTGCCACCACCAGCAGCTTGGATTTTTTGATTAATATATGTATCTAAACCAGTAATGTTTGCAGGGGTATGAGTATGACCTTCAACGGACAATACTTTACCATTAGCCACTACACTACCAGCAATATTTAAGTTATCTTTAACGGCTGTGTCTCTAAGTTTTGCCATAGTTTAATCCTCCTTTTATGATTATCTAAATGTTAAAATAATAACCCCATAGGAGATAAAACTCCTATGGGGT